AGCTAGTTACTACGCAGGTACTTTAGATGGTAAGTCTAAACCTGTTAGTAATACAAGTAAGCCTAAAAAGAAGCGTAAATGTAAGAAAAAAGGTAAGTAAGCCTTTACATACCGTGTAAATACTAATATAATACGGGTATAGCGTACTGCTATATTAAATTTAACTAAAAATCAATAATTAAAAGGACTCATATTAATATGAATACTCCAACAACTGATAAAGAACTACTTGAAAANGATAACACTGCAGCTGTCCAGATGTGGGAAGCTTTANATAGACTACANAATAACGATGACTTTAAGAAAGTTATCCTAGAAGGGTACTTTAAGAATAAAGCTATTGACGGTGTGAGTTTACTTGCACAAGACTATGTAGTCGAAAACAACCTACGTACACGAGTTATGGAAAGCTTAATTGCTATTAGTCAACTAGAAGATTACTTCATGACTATTGAGGCATTAGGTAATATCCCTCCAGAAGAAGATGAGGGTTAACATATGAGTGACATGACAGAAGACCAAATGTTTGACATGTCAGATGAAGAATTAGAAGCAGTCTTTAAAGAAGCAAAGGCTGCGGAAGCTTCCCCTGATGTAGGTATGGAACAAGCTGAGAGTGAAGTAGAAGATACTCAGGAAGAATATATTGATGGTTCAATTACCGTTGACGACTCTGAAGAAGAGGTTGACGAGTTAGTTGAGTTAGACGAAGAAGAAATTGAAGATGGTTCAGAACAACCCGACGAGGACTCTGACCATGATGCTAGTGAGGAAGAAGAAGTAGACGCAGAATCTGACGAGGACGCAGCAGAAACGGAAGAAGATACTCCTGACGGGGAGACTGAAGATGAAGATGCTGAAGCTACAGAAGATAATGAAGAAGCGGAAACGGAAACACAACAACCACAGTCATTAACGTTCAAAGCAAACGGGCAGGAATACAGCTTTTCTGATAAAGAAATAGTGGACCAGTTCCCTCGTATCTTTGGACAAGCAATGGACTACACCAAAAAGATGCAAGCCATCAAACCTTGGCGTAAGACTATTGATGCCATAGAGCAAGCTAATTTGCAACATGACGATATTAACTTAATGATTGATGTGTTGAAAGGTGACAAGGAAGCAGTTGCTGAAGTACTTAATCGAACAGGCGTAGATGCTCTCGATTTGGACGCAGAGAACACTAACTATGTACCTAAGGATTATGGTCGAGATGAAAGTACCTTAGCTATCAAAGATATAGTGGAAACTATTAGTCAAGATAAAGAGTTTGTAGTTACTGAGAACATTTTGTCTAAACAATGGGATGAAGTTTCATGGGGTGAGATGTCTAAAAACCCTCAGCTTATTGGTTTACTTCACGAAGATGTTAAGTCAGGTATGTACGACAAGATTAGCCCTATGATGAACAAGTTAAAAGTTTATGATGGAGGTCAACAGTCGGACTTAGAATACTACAAGCTTGCAGCTAAAGAGTACTTTTCTGAACAAGAAAGAAATAATCAACTACAACAACAACAGGAATTACTGCGTCAGCAACAAGTTGAAAAACAAGAAGCGCAAAAAGCAGAACAAGCAAGACTTGCTGCTGTTAAAGCTCAAAACGAAAAACGCGTAGCGACACAGAAAGCCTCTAGTAAACGTAAAGCTGCTGCCCCGACTAAGTCGAGAGTAGGTGATCGTAAAGTTGTAGACTACTTGGATGATAGCGATGAAGCTTTCGAAGAGTGGTATAAAAATACTATGGATAAATAACATAATTTACTAAAAGGAAATAATTATGGCTGATAACATTTATGGCGGAGCTAACGGAAGTACAGCTACCGCAGGACAACAAACAGTTGTTCATTACTATGACCGAGCAGGTATTAAAGCTGCTAACCGTGTAAACGTTTATGGACAGTTCGCTGACCGTAAATCTATGCCTAAAAAAATGGGTAAGACTTTCAAGATTTCTAAGTTCTTACATATGTATGACCGTGCTACTGGTGATGCTGATTTTGCTGCAAAAGGTTACATGACTAACCGTACTGCTGCTGAAGTATCTACTTCACTAACTAACGCTGGTCTTGCTGAAGGCGCTGGTGCAGTTAACAAGCGTACTTTACAGAAAGTTACAGTTGAAACTTCACTAGCTCGTTACGGTGAAATGCTTGACTACACTGATGAAGTTGAACTATTCTCTGAAGATTCAATGCAAGTACGTTACCGTGAAGAGCTTGGTGAATTAGCTAACTCTCGTATGGAAGACTTACTACAGTTAGACATGTTAGGTACTACTACTGCAATGTTTGCTGGTTCTGCTACAGCTAACAGTGAAATGGGTGCTACTCAGGCTGACGGTTCTGATGACGACGATTACAAAATTTCTTACGACTTAATTCGTAAGTCAGTACGTACTCTAGTTCGTAACCGTGCTAAGAAAAACACTGAAATGGTAACTGGTTCAACTAAGATTGATACTCGCACTGTAAATAAAGGTTACTTTGCTATTATCAATGCTGATGTTAAAGCTGACCTAGAAACTATCACTCGTGGTTCTTCTTATGAAAAGCAATATGTATATATTCCTGCTCACAAGTATGCTTCTGCTGGTAACCTAGCTGAAGGTGAAGTTGGTGCAATGCATGAAGTACGTTTCATTGAAGCTGAATCTGCTGTTGTTTATGATGACGGTGCAGTACCTCCACAGAACTACGTAGGTAGCTTGAATGTAATCGGTGCAACTGACCTTACTTCTGCTACTGAAGCTGATCGTGGTAACTTCGCTGTTTACCCAATTCTTTTCCCAACTGAAGGCAGTTTTGCTACTGTTGGTCTTAAAGGACAAGGTAAAATCAAGTTCAACGCACGTTCTCCGGAATTTGTTACTAACGAAAACCCTTACGGTACAACTGGGTTCTTCTCGTACAACTTCTTCTATGCTGGTATCATCTTACAGCCAGAACGTCTACTAAAAACTATGGTTTGCGCAAGCAAGTAATAGATAAGTAGAAAAAGTCCTCTAGTTTTTTACTAGGGGGCTTTATTTTTAATTAAAATTGTATATAATAGTAATTGTTTTACTATATAACTAAATAACCTATAAAAGGACTTAGAAAAAAATGAGCAAATTAGACGAATTGAAAGCAGAAGCAACCGAACTGGGTGTTACGTATAGCCCGAATATCGGAGAAGCTAAACTGCAAGCAAAAATCGATGCTAAGAAAGAAGTGGAAGTTGAATCTGTTGAAGAAGACTTTGATGATGAACCCGTAGTAGATGATTGGATTGCTAAAGCAGCAGCCAAAGCAGATAAAGAAGAAGCAAAAGAAGAAGCTTCTGGTGGATGGGGACCAGCACAACGTCGTAAACTAGCAGCAAAACGAGAAGCTGACGCACGTAAAACTAAAGTAATTACTATTATAGATAATGACCAACGTGAAAATAACCAGACTACTACATGTACTGTTACCTGCGGTAACGAACTGTTTAACCTAGGTACTGTAATTCTACCGTTAAATATGGATGTAGAAGTTATGCAAGGACATATTAACCAGCTTAGGGATGTGAAAATTCCACAGCACGTTAAAGGACCTGATGGGTTAAGCCAAGTTAAACAACGTCCACGATACACAATTAGCTACTCTGAAATCAAACCTGACTAAGATTAGTTGAATAAATAAGGGCTTTAATCAGCCCTTTTTTCTTATAAGGAGTTCTAAATGGCAACATGCCTATCTGATAAATTTGTTATTACTAAGGGTTCTGATAACACTTTCGTATTTACTATTAAAGCTGACGGAAGTACTTTACCTATGGAAATTGTAGGTGGTGATACTTTTAATGCTAGACTAGTGAAGCTAGACACTGAGGCTGAAGTACTTACGAAAGTACTTACAGTAGAAGATGCTCTTAGTGGTAAAGTGTCTTTAGTAATAACAGAAGCGGAAGCAGAACTACTGCAATCTGAAAAAGGTGACAAAGTAGATAGATACTACTTGAAGCCGACCTACAAGCTAGTTATTGATTGTTCAACTACGAACAATGGTGACTTTATCGCTAAAATCCCTGAAATATACGTAGACTAAATATGACTGATACCACAGTAGAGTTAGACAATGTAACACTAACAAGCACAGACAATACTGAAGTACTTATTGAAACAGGTACTACTGAGCCTTGTATTGAAAACAAAACAGGTGTGGTAGAGGGTTACAAAAAAGAATACTCTATAGTTGGTGATGGTTTATATGCTTCTATAAGTGCAGATGATGCTCCACAGTGGTTACTTAATGTTGTAGATACTGTAGTAATAAACAGTTTAGCTAATGGTTTGACTGATGTAGAGTTGTTGAAAAACAGTGTGTTAACAGCTCTTAGTGAGTTAGATGTGGCTAAGAACCAATACCAAGAACTAATTAACATAGAAGCTACGGTAGAAGGTGTGGTTGCTAGTAGGTTAGCTACGTTGAACGCTACTGTGGACGCAAACAGTGCTACTATAAGCGATCTAGAAGTTAGTAAGGTTACAGCTGATGAAGCACTGACCATTGCAGCTAACCACTTAGAGTCTGAGGTAAACGATGGTAGTGTAAGTGCTGCTATAAGTACTTTACAGACTACACTAACTACGCCTATAGTTGCTAATGCTAACTCTATTGATACCCTATCAAGTACTATTAACGATCCTAATACAGGGTTGTCTGCTACAGCTAGTGCAACAGAAAGTTTACAAACTTATGTTGGTATAGATGCCGCAGGAGCAAGTTCTGGTACAGGACTAAGTGCGTACTTAGAAGGTAGTGACGGAGAAATAGGTACTGCAGGCTCACAACTACTTAATGATATAGAAGTAGGTGCCGCTGTTGTAGAAAGTAAGTTTGCTTACAACAGTAATTTAAATATAAATGGTAACTACTATAACAGCGGTTTTGGTCTTAATAGTAGTTTGATTGATCCTGGTTCGGGTATACCTGCAGGTGAGAGCGAGTTCTGGATTAATGCAGACAAGTTTAGATTTACTAACACAGGACAAACAGGCACAGCAACACCATTTACTATAGATGCTAATGGTGCAGTACCTAACGTTACTTTTAACGGTTTAGTTACTTTTGGTAACAGCCAGACAGGTACTATTGATGAGGCAATAGCTAGCTCTATTGATAGTATACAGGTTGGTGATAAAAATATTAATATCACTGATAACTTAATACCTACAACTTCGCTAATTTCTGATATAAATAATGCAGGTTATCAGTTTATTGGAGACCCTGTTAAGTCATCTGTTGCTGGTATAGATACTTTTGCAGAGCCTCAAGTAGTGCTTGATAGTAATGACGAAGTATATAGCCCGTACGTAGATGAGATGTTTCCTCCGTACTACTACAGATTTGGTATTAAAGGTATAACAAATTTAAATAGTGTGTTTAAAGTGACTACTGTTAATGCTAGTAACGTTGTTACATATGGTGACGTTACGTACAGTATGAATGCTGGAGAGACGTTATTAAGTACTGAGTGGTACATTGTTGAAGGTTTGATAAACCCGTTCGGTGGTGACAATGTAGGACTTAATGGTAGCATACGTACCTCAGATGGTAGTAAAATAGGTACAGTTACGAACTTTGCTTTACCATCTGATGCTGAATTGTTAGTGCTAGGCTGGGTTGGTCCATGTACTATTAGTAGAATGAAATTAGCTAAGATTACAGCTGATACGTTTACAGGTAGTGTAGCGAGTATAGACTATGTAGATGAAGGATTGGCTGGTTTAGGCGCAATGGCGTATGAAGATACGGTAGAAGCTGCTAAGCTAGGCACTACAGTCGTAGATGGCGGGTTTATAAAGTCAGACCTAATAACTGCTAGTAATATAGTTACTGGTCAACTAAACGCAGATAGAATTGCATCAACTACTAATAATAGTACTACTTGGACTGGAGGAGGGTTGGTTAGTGGTAACTTTAACGGTAATGCTTACGGAAGCATAGGAAATCCTACTTCAGGTTTTAGGTTAAGTAGTAATGCCTCGAGTACTTCTGATGATCCTAACATATATGGTGCTTATATTAAGGGTGGAACGCTTGAGGGTGTAGACTTATATTTAAAAACCCCTTCTGGCAACCTGGCTCCCTACACTTACAGAGATGCGGATATTGTCAATTTTCAGGCCAGTGGAAATGGGAGTGGGGTAGTTTACACCCCTACTATGAGAGTTTATTCTGAGAGTTACGGCTCTGGTTTTCTTAAAGATAGGGCGCAGGATACTTCAACTGGGTTTACCATTGCTACAACAGGGTCGATTTCTGTTTTTGTTCTTGCCGTTACACATAATATTGAAATATCAAGGGATGGAGGTGTATGGACTAAACTTGATTTAATGTCAGACTTCCCTGGGATTGATAAAATTTACTCAGGAACTATTGCAGGTTACTCAAATTTTTTTGATTTAAGACTGAAAGTATACTGGTCTAACGGGGGTTCTACTAGCTACAACCTTTCTAGTAGTATTAGCCTAACAGTAGATAACACCGCGTAAAAAAATATAGTATAATAACAAGCGGATACCCACCAGGTTATAAAACCCTGCAATTCTAACGGGTTAGGATGGTTATATAATTAGTGTTAACTGGGTAAGTAATACGAAATACGGTGAAGGCAATGATAGAGTACACGCCTTTACCAGAGATGAGTTTATCGAATTTGCAAAACAAGTTGCAAGTTACTACGAATCAATCATACTAGGAGCAAATAATGCCACTTAACGTAGGAAATTTAGTACCTGCTAGCCTTAAGTCTAAAGAAGTAGCTACACAAGAGTATGTAGACAATGGTATACTGAATAGCGGATACGTACTTCCAGATGAAGTAGCTCAAGCTATAAACACCAATACTACT